CTCTCAGATTCAGGAATTGGTCGTCACAGACACAATTTATTATGACAGAACTAGTAGGATCAATACTCAAAAAATCAGAACAGTGACCGTTTCAGAAGTTTTTGCGGAGGCGATACGAAGAGTGCATAATAATGAAAGTGTTTCTAATTTATTCATTTAGGAGTTGATATGAAGAAGAATAAAATCAATCGTCAAAAGTTGGCAATGGAAAGAATTGAAAAAAACATCTTGGATTATCAAGATCGAATTAAAAAATTGGATAAAGGTGATGAAATGTTTAAAGAATTATCATCTAAATTAAAAAAAGCAAATCAGACAATAGAAAATACTTTGAAAAATATGGGTAAAAAATATTGACAAAGTATTTTTTTCTGCTATACTGTTAATTATGTTCCGATAGTTAAACGGATATAACAGAAGACTTCTAATCTTCTATTCCAGGTTCGATTCCTGGTCGGAACACCATTTTTGCCCCAGTAGCTCAGTAGGTTAGAGCGCCCGACTCATAATCGGTATGTCATAGGTTCAAGTCCTATCTGGGGCACCAAATAACATATAAAAAATAAATGTGGTCCATATCTATAAAGGATGTTAGCGGTCGGCTAAATATTAGAGGTGGTGCCAATGAGGTTTAAATCCTCCGTCTCCTACCAAATAAATATTATAACACCATATAATAAAGTTCAATTATGATTTATGAATATGCAGTTATGGCGCAAATTATTTCTTTTTTTATGGGATTTCTATTGAATAGATTGATCACAAATGTAAAAGAGTTTAATTTTTTTAATTGTTTATCTGAAGAAACACTTTCTAGAATACATGATGATATAACAAAAAATAATAAGGAAAACTATGACGAATAAGGAAATAAAAAATATTGTTGAAATATTGGAACAAGGTCCTGCTCTTATTCGTCTTGCCAGAGAAATGATCGATTATTTACCCCCCAAAAGTTCGTCTAGAAATGAACTAATAAAAAATTTACTATCCGTGAGAAAATCATTAATCGATTTGGATGTATGTCTAGAAGATATTGAGTGGTCTATATCTAGATTTCAAGTTCTCGAAAGTGAGAAAAAAGATAAATAAAAAATGTTATTTTTAATATGAGTTTTCATTATGATTCGATTTCAATCCTGTTATGATTTAGAAGGTTTTAATTTAACATCTTCTATGAAAAGAGATTATTTATTTGATATAATTTGTGCTTATGGATTTAATGATACGGTTGGAGCGGGTTTTTATAAGGCCAAAACAAAATTTGGTGCAAATTATTGTGGATTTAGTTTTAGAACTGTTGATTTGATTAATGGTGATGTTCGAATTTTTTCATCAAGAGCAATCATGATAACTTGGACTTCCTCTATATTAAAAGAATATAATAAAAAAATAAACTTAAAAAGTTTACAATCTTTTCATGAGTGGGTAAAAAATAAAAGGAAAGAATTGGAAAATAGTTGAAAATATAAAAACGGAGATCTTTAAATGAAAAAATTCGTTTTTTTGTTTATGATATTTTTGATACTATTGACAGAATCTATTGGTAATGCTAATATAGAACATATAAATTTTCCCCCTTTAAGAAAAAATATCGTTAAATCTTCTACTGCAAGTGATCGGAAGAATACACATAATGATGAGGTAAAATGGAAAACATTTAATGATGAAGTAGAATGTTTGTCATTAAACATTTATTTTGAAGCCGCAAATCAGTCTACCGCAGGAAAATTAGCAGTTGCAATAGTAACTTACAATAGAGTTAAGTCTAATAGATTTCCTAATACTTTTTGTGAGGTTGTTTATGAATCTAAAAAGGATTTACAAAATAACCCAATTAGAAACAATTGTCAATTTAGTTGGTATTGTGATGGTAAAACTGATATTCCATACGAAGGAAAACAATGGAAAATATCTAGAGAATTGGCGATTTGGTTTTATAGAAATCGATCAAAAATACCTGATATAACGGATGGTTCTACGCATTATCATGGCGATTATATTAAAAAACCTTATTGGTCAAAAATTTTTTCAAAAACTGTATCAATTGATAACCATATTTTTTATAAGGATTGATTTAAAATGTTAGAAGATATTGATATACAAATACCTCAACATGCGGAGGGAAATCCTGCGCAAAATTCATTGGGAGGTACTGAGTTAGAAACAATTGAACTTTTCCGTAGACTTCCAAAAGAATATATAGAAAAATTTCAATTTATTGTTTCTCGGGTTGTTGAATTGCAGGAAAATAAACCTAAGTTATATTGGATTCATGATTTACCGTTAGATCCTGCTCATTCTCATTTAAAAACTAGCGAAGGATTAGATTTATTTCATAAATTAATCTTTGTAAGTCATTGGCAGATGGATCAGTTTAACATGATATTGAATGTTCCATATTCAAAAAGTGTTGTTTTAAAGAACGCAATTGATCCGATTAAATATATACCTGAAAAAAGAGATACGAGTAAATTTCATTTGATATATGCATCAACACCACAAAGAGGATTGGATGTTTTGTTGTACGCATTGCAAATGTTAGACAGAACTGATTGGCACCTGGACGTATATTCTAGTTTTAACTTATATGGTTGGCCCGAAAACGATAAGCCTTATGAGGCATTATTTGAAAAATGTAAACAACATCCTAATATAACATATTGGGGATTTAAACCTCAAAATGTTGTTAGAGATGCTTTTTCAAAAGCACATATTTTAGCATACCCTAGCACATGGCAGGAAACTTCTTGTAGAGTTGCCATGGAAGCAATGACTGCAGGGTGCGCACTTGTAGTGCCTAATTTAGGAGCATTACCAGAAACTTGCGGAAATTTTGCTTACATGTATCAATTTACTGAAGATAAATTGGAACATGCAGAAAGATTTGCTGATACCTTGGAGAATTTAATGGACAATTATTATTCAATTGATGTAAAGGAAAATATTGACTTTCAAGTGGAATACAGTCATAATTATTATAGTTGGGATAAACGTATTCATCAGTGGATGGATTTTCTTGATAATATGATATATGAGATTGATCATGGCAGTTAAGAAGAAAAAACGCATTGAACCTAATATTTCTAAAATTATAGAACCTTTATTTGATGAAAACTCTACATTCGATGAAATTTCATCTGGAATGAAATGGTATCAGGAGTTTTCAACAATAGAAAATTCGAAAAAATGGTTAGTGGAATACTTAGAAACTATTGGGTATGATAGACTTGAGATAGCAAAAGTTAAATCTTTTTCTTGGAATAAATCAGGTATTGAAATAGTTAATGGTGAAATAGTTAGTTTAAAATTTGCTGGATTTGTTTCACGCATGTTTTTAAGAGGATTGAAAAAAATACCTGAACAATATGCAGATAGAATGAATAAGGCTATTAATTATGTTATACTAAAATCTTCCCAAAACAAAAAAACTAAAAATATTCAAGAAGATCAGGAAGAAAATAAATTGACATTGCAAGATCATATGAAATTTCAGGTCAATAATCTGTGTTCAGAAATTGAAGGTGCTATTAGCGATTTCTATGATAGTAAGTTCAAGTCCGATATTAATATTTATGAATGGTTAAAAAATAAAAAGATCAAAGGATTGATTGCTAAAAAAATAGGCGATGAATTTAAACCTTTATTGGAAGAAATTAATCATATAAATTCAGATGAAGAATTGAAAGAAGCATACAGTAATTTTAAACCTAGTGGCATAAAAAAATATAAAAATTTTGTTCAATCTATTGTTGATGATTGTGAGAGATATTCATCTAATCAGAATAAACAAAGAAAACCTAGAAAAAAGAAACCTATTACATTACAAAAACAGATAACAAAAATTAATTACAAATTAGAAGATTCCGAGTATAAAATTAAGTCAATTAACCCTATTGATATTTTTGATTCATCTGTTTTGTGGGTTTTTAATGTCAAATATAGAAAATTAGGAATATATATTTCAGAAAAACCAGCAGGACTTTATGTCAAAGGAAGTACTGTGTACGGATTTGATGTGGAAAAATCATATCAGAAAACTATTAGAAAACCTAATGAAATATTAAACTTTATTATAAATGAACCAAAAGTTTCAATAAGAAAAAAGTTTGATTCGATTAAATCAAAAAAACAAAGTTTAAGTGGTAGAATTAATGGTGAGACTATTCTTTTAAGAACTATTAAATGACTACAACTGTAAAAATATTATCCAGAGAAATTCATAAATTTAATTATGAATCTAATGAAACATTGAATGATTTAGTTTTTGAATTGACTAATCGTATAATGGATAATCCAACAATATTGACATCAAATTCTAGTTACAAACCTAAGATTAAAGTATTTGATGCGGATGAATATCCGGAAGATTTTAAACATTTTTTAAATGAATGTATAACTCTCTCATTATATAGAGAAAATATCAGATATAATAATCATAAAATAATTTTAAATTGGGTAAATATTCACGATAGGGTATTAAATCTTCACCGAGAACATACTCATCAAAATAGTATTTTTTCTGGAGTATATTATTATGAAACAATTAAAAATGATTCGTTAACTTTTTATCAAACTGAACCTGTGATGGGAACTATTTATGACATTATGAAGAAGGATTCTTCTTCTTTTTTTATGAAAAAGGAAAAAGTTTTTGTTAATTCTGGAGATTTGCTCATATTTAGATCCTACTACGAACATGGAGTTGAAAGATTTCAACTCTCACCGGAAGAAAACCAAAGAAGAATATCATTTTCTTTTAACATTGATTTAGAAGGAATAGGCTCTTTAGACCGTTTAACATATAGGTAATATTATGATTTTAGTTGATTATTCTCAGATTGTTATTTCGAATGTTATGATGAATCCGAATGAACTGAGTGAAGATTTCATTCGTCATATGATTCTAAATACTATCAGAATGTACAATCAAAAATTTAATGATGAATTTGGCGATATAGTGATTTGCTGTGACGGTTCCAATAATTGGCGCCGTGGTGTTTTTGAGCATTATAAAGCTAGTCGAAAAACTACAAGAGAAAAATCAGATTTTGATTGGAATGAAATATTTAGGATATTGCATAAAGTGAGAGAAGAACTTGATGAATACTTTCCTTACAAAGTGCTTCATCTTGAAGGTGCGGAAGCGGACGATATTATTGCTGTATTAACTATATATAACAGTGAAAATAAAAAATTAAATGGTTTGTTTGAAGAATCTGAACCTGTTTTAATATTATCTAGTGATAAAGATTTCCAGCAACTACAAATATATGAAAATGTGAAACAGTTTTCACCTATGAAGAAAAAATTTATTAAATCACATAACCCAATACATTTCTTAAAAGAACATATTATGCGTGGAGATACGAGTGATGGTATTCCTAATTTTTTATCAGATGATAATGTTTTTGTCACCGAAGGAAAAAGACAAAAACCTCTCTCATCAAGAAAATTGAGTGTTTGGCTTGAACTTGATCCTGAAGAATTTTGTGAAGGAGAAATGCTGCGTAACTACCGTAGAAATGAAATGTTAATTGATTTGAATAAAATTCCAACCGTATTGAGTAATCAAATAATTGAACAGTATCAGAATAAAAAAGATGTTGGACGTGCGAAATTGTTTAATTATTTTGTAAAACATCGTTTAAAAAATCTAATGGAGAACTTGAATGAATTTTAGGAGTAAAAATGCCATCTAGAATCACAAGTGATATATTTAAAACTGCAAATTCATTTGTAGATGATGAATCACGTATACAATATTTAAGGGAATCAGCAACAATGGCTGTGAAAGAAATGATCAATATCAATTTTAATCCAGGTATAGTTTTTCTATTACCTGAAGGTAGTCCTGATCTTTCCTTTGATGACAGTACTGAATTCAAACCCAGAAACAGTTATTTTCCAAATAATTCATCAGGAGATGATGGTGCCACTTTGAACTATGAAATCAGAAAAATGTATTTATTTGTCGAAGGTTCTTCACCAAATAATTTAAATCAATTGAAACGAGAAACATTGTGGATTCAACTATTGAATTCTTTAGGTAGTGATGAGGCAGAGGATATTTCGTTATGTAAGGATAAAAAATTACAAGAAAAATATAAAAAAATAACTCATGAATTGTGTCATAAAACTTTTCCGGAGTTTGTTAGTCAACCCCAAGAAAAACTTAAAAGAGACACTAAAGGACGTTTTTCTAAGAAAAAAAAGGAAGTCGAATGAAAGTATTAATGACCTGTGCTGGCATAAATACAGAATTACGTCCCTTTACAGATATGATGCCAAAGTGCTTATTGCCGATAAATAGTAGATCTATATTATATCGAAATTTAGATTGGCTCCACAAATTTAATGTTGAAGGAATTGTTATTAGTTCGTCTTATAGACATAATCAGTTGAAATTATCATTAGATTCTTATAAGTCAAAAATACCAATACATTTTCACAGAGAACCTAAAATTGTAGGAACTGCACAAACATTGAAAAATATGCACTATAAATTTGATGATGTGCCTTTTGTATTTTTACATGGCGATAACCTGTATGATTTTGATTTAAACGATGTTTATGATAAACACCTAAAGACAAATAAAATGATTACTGTTATTTGTTATAGGGGTAAA